CAGAAAAGGCCGCAGGCATGGGAGCGCGCGGCCTTCTAAGAGTTTTCACATAAAGCATTAGGCAGAGCAGAATTTACCGCTTTGCAGACGAATGCCCTTCTTCTTCTTACCCTTCTTATATGCCATCACTTCAGTCCTTTTTTCTTGGCTTTTACGCCGGTTTTTGCCGTGCCTTTGGTAGTCATCACATTCATGGGCTTAGGTTCAGGAAGCGGCTCAGAAACACCGGGAATCTTGCCGGTGATGCACTTGCCACGCGCCGTACACTTAGCCGGGTACGGGCAAATTTCACAGGTTACCATGCTTTACAACTCCAATATCTTGCGCTGAATTTGTCTTTCGCAGTGTCACAGCTATGCCGTGCGCGAAAGTTACTGCGACGACCTGGCTGATTCTTCTTGATGCTCATGTTCGGGTCACCAAACCGCACCAGCTTCACCTGATCGCCCTTCTTGGCAAGAACAGCACTTTTCTTGCTTTTACCGGGAGTACGTTTTGGTTGGTTGTATTTAGAAAACGTCTCGCCCCGGTACACCAGTTTGCCAGACGGCGTGCGCTTCACATCCTTAGTCGTCGCCATCAGTAATCCTCATGCTATGAAAGGCTTCCTCAACATCCTCTGGCTCATACCCAGCCGTCTGACCGGCAAAGATGGTCGCCAAGAGCGCGCCTTGGAAAATCTCCTGCCAAGTCACCTCAGTCATCGTGTCAACGCCTGCCATTAGGCAAGTAAGCTGGTGAGCAACGTAGTTCACACGATCATCGTCAATCGCATCAAACTCGACTTCCAGCCCGCCTTTCGGCGTAAACTCAATCACGTTGCTCATACAATCCACGCCGTATTGCTTTTAAGGGGGGTGCGGCTGTTCCAACGGCTGATACCACCCGCTGCCATCACACCCTCACCAGCAAAGGTCAGCACAAAGGCGTCAGCCACGTCAGGAGAACGCTGCCCCCGACGCTTCATCTCGTCCTTGCTCTCAATCTTCAATTTGCCGTTAGACAGGTACTTGTACCTAATACCCGTCAATTCCTGCACTAGCGCGTCATCCTGCGGTAACACCACATCGCGGCCCTCGAACCATTCGCGCGCCCGCCAGAACAACTCGTCACGAAGCCTGCCAAACTTATCCCGCAAAGCAGGACTTTCAGAAACAGCAATCGAAACAGCGGGTAGATCCAACTCTGCAAGACGATCTGCCAAACCCGCGCCAACGCCAATAGCATCAACGTAAATCTCCGTCGGCCTGTCCATGTAACGGCACGCCTCATACTCGGTCAGTATGATGCCAGCCAGTTCCATCAGATCCTTGTTCTGCCAAGTCTTGACCGGCTCAAGAAGCTCCTGCCCTCTGCGCTTGGCTAGGGCCGACCTGTCAGAGCCGTATCTAGCCACGTCTACGGCCCATACAACGGGTGTGGTGGGGGAAGGCTCTACCTCCCTACCTATCGCCGCCTCAACCAAGTGTAAGGGCAACAGAACGTCGTCTGATTGGCTAGGAAAGGTGCCAAGCACCCTCACACCGAAAACGCTGCTTTCCCGGCCATACTGCGCTTCCATGTTGGCGATGAATTTCTCGTCAACCGTGTCAGCATCCTCACAGCTTACCGTGATGTTGTGCCATTGCTCACGATTGCTGTGGAACGCCTCATAGAAGAAACCATCAGAACGGGTGGGGTTACCCGTAAGCACCGTCTTAGCACCGGGGGTACTCATGGCACCCTCGCCAACTTGAAAGACCACATCAGGCACGCCAGACGCCTCGTCCACCAAGATCAGCATATTATCGCTGTGAAAGCCTTGAAGGGCTTCTGGCGACTCCCTGCGGCTTGTTCTAGCCACAGCAAAACTGTCATTAGCGCCCTCAAGACTGATCTTGTCGGCCTTGAAGTTCAAGCGGTCCTTGAAGCCGGGGTGCATGCCCCTCGCCCAGCGGTCAATCTCAGTCCACAAAACATCCGACAACTGGTGGGCAGTGTTCGCCGTACACACAACCTTGGTGGGGTAGCGCGTCAACAGCCACCACAGCACAAGCCATGAAAGGAATGCTGTCTTGCCAACGCCGTGGCCCGACTTGATCGACACTTTCGAGTTATCACGCACAGCGCGCAACGCATCAGCCTGCCACTGTTGCGGCGTGGCATGAAGCACATGCTTGACGAACAACTCAGGATCGTCGTGCAACTCGCGCAGAATCTTCTGAATGTCGTCAGTCACTTTTAACCCACGGTTGACTTATGCGTTTAAGTGTGGTATAATAAATTGTTGTTAAGAAACAACATTACGCTATTTGACAACGTAAAGGGAGACACACTATGTCAAACGAATGGCACAACGCGACCTACCCGAAGCCGCTTCGCCGAGAAGTGGGGTGCAAGGTAAGTTGGTACACCTACGCTACCGAAGAGGAAGCGAAGAGAGTATCGAAGATCGCAGAACAAGATGCAGCCGAGCTAAGAGCCGAAGGTTTCGACTTCGGGTACCTGTGGCCCGGTGACATTCGCAAAGAAGATGACGGCACATTCACCGTCGTAATCCCATAACAGCTAAGGGGCGTTCCTTCGGGAGCGCCCTATTTCTTTAGCAGCGTTACAAGCAGCAGAACGATGATCGCAGCTTCGCCAATCGTGATGGGGAACGCTTGGATCATGGGATGCCCGCTTTGGAAAAGAAAAAGAGCGCAGGAAAAACCCGCGCTCTTTGCAGAAAACACTCGCGTGTCTCCGTAGCATTAGTGGACCTGTCGTGTCCCTCTGACCGCATAAATATACGCGGGGGGACTCACAGAGTAAACACCCCGCGAAGGTAGGGGGATATATAAATAATAACTGCCCCCGGTAAATTTTGCTGGGGGGGGTATCAGCGCCGAAATCGCCGGTTTCCGCCGCCGATGGCCTAGCCGATGGGATTCGTTTCGTTTGATTTCAATCTGTTAGCTGTCGCCGGCCGATGACAACCCGGCTCAATGCAATGATGCCTTGCCTTTTGTTGCCGCCTGTTCGCCGTCTTGCGCGCGTAGTTCTTGCAAACCGTCTTGCGTGTTTATTGCCTTCAACGCGTCAATAAAGCTGCCCTGCCCTTCATGTTCAATCGTCACCTTATCGGTCCAGCCATCCTTGCCAGCCATCCGAGCGGCTGACCATTTCAGCAAATCACCTGCGGCACGTTTGGCGCTGACCATTTCGTGCGATTGCTTGTCCGCATTCTTCCAAAGATCCAGCCCGATTTCCCCGACCAGATAGCCATAATGGCACCCGCGCTCGAATTTAGCTTCCGCAATGTCGGCGGCAAATTCTTTATCCGCCTTGGCCCAACGGTACACGGTCGACCAATCCGGCATATGCGGATCATCTGTGATTGCAGTGTGTGATTCACCCGCTGTCAATCGTTCCAGAAATTCCAGCTTCAGCTTTTGCTTGTCTAGCTTGCGCCTTGCCATGCTGCACCCATAAAAAATGCGCCCTCTAAATGTGGCGCAATCGTTCAATCATAAACACAAGATACAGTAAGCCCGCGCAACCAGCAAATAAAAATGCGTTTGCTATGCGTTTTGGATATTGCATTAACCTTTAGTTAACGTATAATAAACGCATAACCAAACGGGAGACAACGAAATGGCTTACAAATACACACAAGCGCAAGCGCTTCAAAAGGCAATCATCCTCGACAAGCTGGTAAACGAAATGCACCAGAACCAGCACCGCGCCAGTCAAAATCTGGAAATCACCGAAAACCCTTTCTTTCTGGCACGGGTTGAAGGCGTCCGCGATACCAACGCCCTTTTGTTGGAGTTGGTCGAGCTTCTCGGCGAAATGAAGTTTGAAGGCGAGGTGACGGCATGAACATTGAAACAACCATCGACGGCCAGCCCGTCACATTTACCGCCAGCTTTGACGGCCATTCGCCCAACTACATTACCGGGCAGGATTTGGACTATGGCCGCGCCAAGCGCAAGCTTGCCAGTGAATTGGAAAAGATCGACGCCGCTAACGACGCCGTGCAATTCGCCAATTATGACGAATGGATAACTCTTAACGGCGTGCGTTATGAATCATTGCGCTTTGTCGTCAATTTCCACGCCATGCACCCAACAGGGACACGCACGCACCTTTACATAACAGCGCGGCGTTATGTGGAATTAGGCGATGCGAATTTCCGCAAGCTGTCCGGTCAAACTTTGACCGACGCCGCCAATAAAAAACTGCGCGACGATCATGGCCAATTCTTCATTGATACCGCGCAGGCGATTGTTGCCGGCCTTCGCCAGCAATGCCGCCAGCGGTTCATCGACCGCACAATGGAGAAGATCACCGAAACCCGTGAATATTTAGACGACATTGCCGTGCTATGCGGCAAGGAAAGGGCCGCGTCATGAGAAAGATCACAGAAAAAGCGGTTTCCGCTTTCATCGTCGGTCAAAAATTCAGCGGCAGAAATACGCTGGTTGCACCATGCACCTATCGGTCAAGCACAACCGACGACCTTTGCACCGGCTGGGAAATGTATCTCCACGGCAACCGCATTGCGTACCGCAACAACGTAAACGGCACCACGCTATCGCTTGCCGGTTGGAACACGGTCACAACGCGGGAACGCTTGAACGGTCTTCTTGAACGCATGGGCAAGCCTTGGCGGTTCACGCAACGCGCGTTTGAACCGTATCTGATCGACATTGAAACCCGCAAGCTGGTTGAGATTCGTGATTGGTGGAACATCGACCTTCGCGATATGGGGCGCTGGTTCAATGCGTGATTGGATCATCGAAACCATCAACACCGTCGTTTTTTTCCTGATCATGGCCTTGCTGTACGTGGTGATGGTCCTGATCACAGGCGGCGACCCGAAATATTGGTAACCGCGCGGCGGGCTGTCATGGCCCGCCATCCCGTCGGCGGGCATTGGTAGCCCGTCCTGATTGAGTAACCAAACGAAACGGGAGACTGAACAATGTCTAAATTTGCAATCATCGACGCGGTCGAAAAGCCTAAGACGCAACGCACTGGCCTACAGCTTTACCCTTGGCAGGACTTGGAAGTCGGGAAAGGCTTTTTTGTGCCAGACGATGCCAAGAAAAAGCCAATGCGCGGCAATCAGCTCGGCCAGACCGGCAACCAATGGGCCAAGCGCCAGAACGTGGAAGCGCGCTTCCAATCGTTCCGCTATAGCCTGGACGGTACCGACGGCGTTTTTGTCCAGCGGGTGGCGTAATGGCTTATGATTGCGGCAATTGCGGCCACCATTGGGCGGCTGATCAATATCAGGAATCATGCCCTAAATGCCAAAGCTGGGCGGTTATGACCACTGACGAATGCAGCGAACAGGACGCTTTTGATGAAGCGATTCAAGAAATGGAGCAAATGACATGACCGAACAAAAAACGCCCGAACAAGCGGAAGCTGAAAGCAAAGAACGCGACCAGAAGCGTTGTGCCGCTTTCGACAACCTAGAACAGGATCAGAAAGACGCAATCAGGCAAGCCCTAAGCACAATGGCGCGTTGCATAGAAATGCTGAATGATTGCCATGATTTGTATCTTTCGGACGTTGCAAAGCTGAATGATGCCTATTGGTGTTTGAACAACAAATTCCCCATCAAAGCCGCCTGAAGGCATCAGCCAAAGCATCTAAGGCGAGTCGCATCAGGTCCGGTGCGGCTCGCTTGCTTTTGCCGTTCTTTTCCGCCCATTCCGACGCCATGAATCCGTGACAACAGATATCAGCGGCGATGGCATAGAGATGGTGGCCCATTTCCCTGTGTATCTTCTTCAGATCAGTAAAAGCGTGCGCGGCGCGCTCGGACGCCATGCCGTCACCCGATCCGGCTGGCATGTCTGACAGGCGGCTTGTTATGCGTTGCTCTAGTCCAGCCTGCCGCCACAGAGAATAGAGACGGATTCCGGCGTCGTATTGTTCAACCGTGATCTGCCCGTGTCGCCTGTAGTAATCCAAGCTGGTGCCGTCAGTCACCCGGCGGACCATCTTGCCAGCCTTGCGGGTTTCCTGCGTCACAATTTCATTGTGCTGTCCGCGCTCGGCAGTGGGCAATATGTCCGCGTCCGCAGAAACCTTTGCTTTGCTTTTTTTAGCCATCCTGCAATGCCTCCAATGCCGCTTTGGTTTCATGCAACGCACCTGGGTGGTCTGGCGGAAACCCCCATGCGTCGTTCCAATACTGGCTTTTCAGCCAGTTTCGCACTCTGGCGTGAGCGCGGTCTGATTGCGGGTTGTGCGTAAAATCCTTTGCTTCAATCGGATCTTGCCATGCCTCTTGGTTCAGCCATGTCAGCGGGCGGCGGAAATACTCCACGCCTTTCCCTTTGCTTCGATGGCTTTGAAGCTGCCCTTTATAGGCATTGATGATGGTCTGCGGGTCAGTCTGCTTACATGCCCGCAAGAACTTTGCTTTACACTGTGGCTTGGCTTGCTTGTGAGCGACCAACTCCCAGAATTTATCGAACCACTCGTCGCCTTTGTTAGAGTCTGTTCTTTCTATAGTAGTTATCTGGTTAGTTTCTCTGTTCTTTATAGTGTCCTGATTTACCGGATACGGTTTTACCGGATACGGTTTTTCAGGAAGTGGTGAGATTTGAGGCGTATCATAGATAAAATAGACATGCGCGTTGAACCTACCGCCTGTTCGTTCTTCTTCTTTGATGATGTAGCCACATTCGATCAGGCCAGCGATCACCTTGTAGGCTTTGTCCCTGCCCCACTTGAAGCGTTTACGGATATCTGTGGGTGATAGCTGCCATGACGGCGGCTTTGACAGCAAATAGACCATCAGAGCAAGCCCCTCACCGCTTACCCGGTCATCATTCAGCAGCGCATTTGGCAAAACGGTAAAGTTTTCCGTGAGCGCGCTTCTGTTGATGAACTGATCGGTCATATCCACAGCACCTGCGTCATGCCGCTGTCGTCATCCTTGTCCCAGACGAACCACGCATAAGCTGTCGTGCCGCTCGTATAGACCGGCGTGTTACTGTGGATGTAGTCACCGCGCCAAATGGTTAGGCGCTGACTGAACACATGCACTCTTGACGGCGGATTGATGCTAAAAATGCTGTAATGCCGCTTCACGCCCTCAAGGAACGACAGACGCAGAAGCCATGCGTGTTTGGGTACGTCCAGATGTATGGCGTGCTTTACAAACTCGTCGGCCAGCTTGTAAGGCGGGTTTGTGACTAGGCTGTCGGCTTTGCGTTCTGTCTCCATCAGGAAATCGACGCCCGCATCACAGAATCCGTAGTCGTTTAGGTCGCTGCTAATGGTTTTATAGCCGTTGTCCTCAAGCACCACAGAGATAGCGCCATCACCCGCAGCCGGTTCCCAGACGGTTTCGTCAAAGTCCTCGACCTGCAACAGCTTTTCGGTTGCCTTGAACGGTGTCGGATACCAATCGTTCTTCTCACGTTCAGCCATTCACTCGTCTCGCAGTAATCTCGCGCCATAGGACGCTGATGTCAGTCAATTCGCTGTCCGGCAGGGCTATCGTCTTGCCGTGGCCAAAGTCCTGCACCTGTGCGCGCTCAAGAAACCTTTGCTTTGATGCCCAGCCGACGATGCCGATGGTGTCTTTGACTTGTTCGCAAGAAACCACCACATCAGCGCGGAACTTTTCCGGTGTGCGGAACAATGTGTTCTTGCCGCTAAAGCGCGCTTTCACGTCGATGCTGACATCCCCGGCGAATAGATCGGCACCGCTGTCGATTCCAAGGTGATACGGGTTGAAATCCAGCCCTAGCGCCTTTGCTACGGCGCACTCTGCGCGGATGCCAAGCAGATCAATGTCACCGGCACCCTGAGGTGCTTTGCGTTGCTCTTCAATGCCGCTTGCACGGCTTATCTGCCAGCGCATACGGCTGGCTTGCTTGCACTGGCTTTCCTCTTGGCGTGACAGCTTGACGATCATTTCCGTAGAAACCCTGTCGGCTGATAGCCAGCGCAATCATGTTGGAAGCTGTCCAGACGCGCGCAGCGGTCGCAGATACGGTGACCGGCGTGGTACGAGCAAAAATCCCTGCGACATCGCAGGCAAGACCTTTGCTTCGTCCTTTTGTCGGGTTTGATGTAGCCCGAAAGGTTCAGCCCTTCCTTATTCACCGGCCTTACTGCCATTGTGCCGCCCCATTAGCAGATCGAAAAAGTCAGCCATAGGCAGGACGACCAACTCCGGCTTGTTATCTGCTTTGAGAACAAGCGCGTCGTTGTCTTCCAGCCATCCGTAGATTTGTTTGAAGCCGTTGCCCCGGCACTTGATTTCCAGCACCCACTCGTCAACGTCGTTCTTGATTACAACGTCGCCCTTGATGCTGGCACCGCCGGATAGCGGCACGCGGTAGGCGTTCAGCCCATGTGCTAGAGCCTTGAGCCGGACGTTGTTTTCCGTCCTGTAGCCTTTATCGCGCTGTGCTTTTGACATTAAACGCCACCTTCGGTGTGGGTTTCCACGTCGGCGCGACCTTCTCCATCCAATGCCTTGCACATAAGGTCTTGTTGTCTTCCTTCGTCAGCGCAGGACGCTTGCAGACATCACACTTGTCCATTTTCCGCCTCACTAATGACCCAATCGGCGCTGGTCACCTGCCCGTCTGTCATATGATCTATCTGAGCCATGTGTTTGCCCGAAGGCAGACACTTCTGGTTCAGCCACTTCCAGACAGCGACATTTGAGACGCCGATTTGCTTGCTAAATGCTGTAGCAGACAGCTTGTTCTGCACTAGATATTGATTCAAACGCATGATCACCTCTAACCATTGGTAAACTAGGTTTAGATCAAACGCTTGTCAAAGGCATTATTAATCGCTAAGTTAATTCTCTAACCACAGGTTATTGCGAAAAGAGAAAGGTGATATTATGAAAGGCAAACGGATTACGGCTCATTGGTATCCGCCGACGGTTTGCAGCAAACCTATACATCGGGCGCGGAAAGATTCTAAATCGGCGCTTTGCATTGGTTTTGCTGACTTAATAGTTTCGAGGACTACACATGGAATACCCAAACAACCTATTGGCGCTGCGGACGAAGCTCCGCCTGTCCCAAGCTCGTGTGGCTGACGCGATTGGCGTCTCGCAACCGGAATATGGACGCATTGAATTAGGTAGGCGACAAATCGGTACGCACGCGCAGAAACTGGCGGATCTGTTTGAGGTGGACATAGACGCATTAACAGAGCCGCCAGAAGTGCCGGAGCATGATCAGGGATATGTGAGCCTGACAATGCCAGTACATGGCAGGCCGATTGATCGCATGAGATTAGACTTCACATGCGAGAGTATAGAAATGACAAGTAAGCCATCCCACATGGCTGGGAACAAAGATGCCTACGCCGTATATTGCCCAGGCGATCACATGGCACCACGGGTGCGCGCAGGCGAACTGCTGTTCATTGACCCGTGGCGCGCTATCAAGTGCTGCGACCTTGTTCTGGTCCAGCTTAACGATAACGACGAGCGCGCAATCTACGAATATATCAGCGAATCGGATCAATCGCTGACACTTAAAAGCCTTTCCTCTGACGAGCCAGTCGTCTTGGAAAAGTTTGAAGGCCAAGTCGTTCACCCCGTTGCAGGAATCAAATTCCTTTAACGTAGGTTAATTTGACCTTTACAATGCGTTTAGCTAACTATAAGTTAGACGCATGGACGACGAGAACCAACAAAAAGGCGGGGATGCGTCAGAGCGGCGCGTCCCTGATTTTTTCAGCAAATTTAAGCTGCCACAGGATGCGCTAAACGAGCGTCAGACTACTTTTGGCGGCAGTGATGCTAATAAACTCGCAGGTGCAAACGAAGAGATTATCAACCGCCTTTGGGAAGAAAAGTGCGGGTTGGTAGAGCCTGACGACCTGTCTACCGTCTGGCCCGTCCTTATGGGCTGGACGACCGAGGATTTGAACGTCGCATGGTTTGAGTATAAGCACCAGAAGACCGTCAAGAACCAACAGCTAGTCATCCGGTCAAAGAGACTGCCTTTCATGCGCTGCACTCTCGACGGGAGCGTAGACGATTGGGAAGGCGCGCAAGCTGTCTTTGACGCTAAGTGGACCGCTGGCCGTCCTAAGAAGGGCGAAACATGGCAGGATGTCATCCCTCGTCTGGTGAAAGGCTACAGCCCACAACTGCATTGGAATGGCCGCTTGCTGGAAGAGCATACCGGCAAGAAGGTCAAGTTTGGCATCCTGCACATCATCAGAGCCGGTGACGAACCTACCACCCACGTTATCAAGCTAGACCGTCACTACACCGACCATCTGATCGACTTGGCGACAGAGTTTATGCACTGCGTCGAGACAGGCCATCCATATTACATCCCCATCCCGGTCAATGCCCCCGTCCCGCCGGACGAGCGCGTTCCGTATGACATGACGGAGCATAAGAAGGCGCTGGACTGGAAGCGGTTCGCCGAGACATGGACACAGACCTATGGCGCTGCCCAGTCCTTCAAGGACGCTGAGACGGCCATCAAAAAGCTAGTACCGCGTGATGCGTCGGAAGCATCCGGCCACGGCATCCGTGTGCGTGTGAACAAAAACAACTCAAAGAGGATTGAGGTAGATGAGTGAATTAGCGAAGGCGTTGTGTGAGTACCAGCGGCAGACCGGCGGGTTTGAGGCAGACAAAAAAAGCACACACAGAAACGTGCCTGCCTACGCATCCATCGGCGCTGTCATCAACAACGTCAAGAAGGCTAACGCCTTTGGCCTGACCTTTACGCAAGAAGTGGACTACGAGAACGACGTTACGTTTGTGCGTACAGTCATGATGCACACCAGCGGTGAAGCGCGCATGAGTCGCTACCCAATCTTTGTCGATGACAAGACCAACAGTCAGAAGATGGGTGCTGCCATCACCTACGCCAAGCGTTATGCGCTTGCTTCTATGTTCGGCACAGAAAAAGGCGTCGAAGACACGGACGATGACGGCGAGTCAAATGGCCTACTGAACGACGCGCCGAAACAGGTTCCTCCGAAGCCCGCAGCAGCAACAGCATCTGATAGCGTCTCCCCTTCAGATGATGCGGGCCACTTGGCTGGCGGCGGGCTACAACCTGTCGCCAGCCCTCTTTCGGAGATTGCCGACGATACTTTAGTTGAGATGATCAAAAACGCATCCGTCGAAGAATTAGACGAGGTGCTGGCGAAGGTAAAGAAAATCACAGTCTTAGAATCTGGTTGGCGCGCAAGGGGCGGTAAAGACATTCAAGACGACGAAGTCAAAGAGAAGTTCACAAAGCAGAAAGGAAAAATAATCAATGGCTGAAGAACAAAAGCGCGTCATGTACGGCAAGGACGACATGACAATGTCGATCAATGATCGTCGCCCCGGTTCGGGGGATGGCCGCAAGACCGAGGATTGGCACGCTGATTGGGGCGGGCAACTCGTCGTCGGTGGGCAGACCTACTACGTCGATCTGTACCAGAAAAACGGATCTTGGATTGCAGGCAAGCTCAAGCCTGCGAAGAAGTCAGATGTCGCCGACGAAATACCATTCTAACGCCTTCGTTGGCGACTTATTCCGCGCCAGCGGTTCGGCTTACATCACACCGGATCGCTGGCAGGAATTTTGGGAATTTGGGCTGGTGACAACAGACAGTGACTGCATGTCGCCACGCCTCACCGAAGACGGATTATGGCTTTTGAAATATGTCACTCAAGGATGGAAGGCAGCATCCCGTTCTGGCGGTGGTAGATCCGCAGGGTTTGTTGCTGGTGATTGGGCGCACCCAAGCACGATTGGCTATGACGCCGACGATGATGCGCCAGAAGGCGATTGAATTACTTAGGTATGCGGAAGAAGCGGAGCGCGAAAAAGACCAAGCCGGTTGCAGCAAATAGATACGACAAGTGCGCGCAATGCGGTGAGACGTTCAATTGGAAGTACCAAGGGGTGGCTAATGGAGCGGGTGAATACTTCTGCGGGCTTGAGTGTCACGAGAGATATTGGAGAGACGAGGAAGCATGGAAGGCGTTGTAACAGAGCGCGACATTCTACGCGCACTCAAAGACTACACAGAGCTACGCGCCGTCCTCGTTATCAACGGGAGAGAGGTGGACTTGCACCTGTCCAACTTGAAGGAACCAACGTGGATGATCAGCGAATGCGATCA